CTATTATATAATGCAACATCTGTACCTCCTGGTTACCAAGTATATTTAACTTTCACTAAAGGAGACAAGGACGCGCTGATATTAGCTCATCCTGATTATAGAGTGTTTACTATTCACGAACAACAAGGAGAAAGATACAACTCTGTCGCAATGGTAAGATTAACTCCAAACGCAATAACTATATTTGATCAAATACCACATATTATTGTAGGTGTTTCCAGAACGAGATCGATACTAACCTATTTCACATGTCAGCCGAATGATACTACTTCTAAAATACTGAAGAAGAAAGCGGTGAAATACATTCCAACTGAGCTAGAAGTAATAACAGTGGGTGGAATATACGAGTACAATGGCGGTGCATTCACTCCTATAAGCTATGAATTACAAACGATTAAAGAGAAGGAGCCTAATTCAGAAGATATGAGCGATTGGTTAAACCTAATTATGGATGTTCACCCTAGAGTATTAATAAGATCTTTACCCGTCATGCTGCCTAGAGTATATAACTTACCGTATTTCAGGCCGAACAAGCTTCCACATCGTCCAACTGTGTCCGAAGTCCAAATGGCATTCGATAATATGTATCATAGGCGATTACCAACTGTTTTAACGGAAACTCATCATTACTGGCCAAATAAATGGCCTGAAGGATGTGTGGGTGACATTGTTAAAATGGCCAACACACCGCAAATTGAACCGAGAACGGCATTGCAGCCTAGATTAATTACACCTCAACCTCCAAGAGCTCAAAGGCACGATGCTGACTTAATAGCAGCCACAAATAAAAGGATATTAGGTGATTTTGACTTACAAATGGACTACGGATATTTACGAGCAGACGAATTGTTCGAATGCTTCTGTCGCACACTCGACAATGAGAAACTGGAAGAAGCCATTGCCAGAATGCCATATGACGGAGAGCAAGTACATAAGACTTGGTTAGCTACAAGAGATGGCAAAAGAGTAAGAGAAATATTGGCCACAGATGTTACTACCATTAAAGGTGACAAATATTATGCCATAGTACGTGGTGATCATAAAGTAGTATTAAATGGATCTCATGAAGATGGTATATCAGCGGGTCAATTAGTGACAGCTCACACTCCATTTTGGACTAGCTTATTCGCACCTTATTTCACAAACATGACTCATATATTGCGAGCGGCGCTGCTACCAAATATTATAATGCACACTCAATATACATGGGAAGAACTATCCGCAATGACTGACGCACAATTGTCAGGAGTAATTATGCAAGTGTTGGAAGTAGACATTTCAAAATATGACAAATCACAAATGAGAATTGTTTTAGACTTCCAATGTAAAGTATATGAGAAATTAGGAATGCCTAAATGGGCAGTTGAACTATGGAGAAACTATCATGAAAAATGTATAATAATATTTCCCCAATTTGGAATTCATACATTTGTAAATTATCAGCGCAGAACCGGTGATGCAGCCACCTGGTTAGGCAATACGATTGTCCTTCTAGGGTTATTGGCCTTTCTGTATCCTATTGAAAGAAGCATATTATCAATCGTTGGTGGTGACGACAGCACTATGCACTTCAAAGAAGAGGAGAAAATACCAGATCAGTCGCAAAAGGCCGCTTCACTGTTAAACTTCGAGTTAAAAGTGTTCGCCTTTCGAGATTCTATATATTTCAGTTCTAGGTTTCTAGTCTTAGGCACACTAGGTTGGGTGTTTGTTGGTGACCCAGTTAAAATAGTAGCGAGATGGGGACGAAATGATATTCAGGGAGATCAACACGTGGTAGCTATATGGGAATCCATGTGTGCTCTACACTATCATTATTTGAATGACGAATATCGAACAATAGTAACAAGAGCTGCTGAAGTAAGATATAAATTTCTTTTGTCCAACCAAGAGTTGGATTTGAGTCCACTATCAAATGCAATAGCAAATGCTATTAAGGACTTAAAATATTTTCGCAAATTCTTCTTAGGAACTAAAGAGGAATGGGCGTTAACTCTCGATCCTAGAGAACGAGAGACAGTATCATTTTACCACGGATCAGCGTGGGAAGATTACTAAACCGTGTTAATGCATA